AAAAAAATCACAAGTCAATCACAAAGACGGAAATCCATCAAATTGTCATGTATCCAATCTTGAATGGTCTACACGTGAAGAAAATGTAACTCATGCTTACCAGAACGGTTTGATGAAAGGTGATGGTTGGACGGAAGAGGAAGATAGAATCATCATTGAAACAATCAAAATGTATGGTGATAAAATTGTGCAATGGAAGAAAGATGGTATTTTAGACCTACTCAATAATCGTAGCACCTCTTCATGTTCAGGCAGGAGATTAAAACTAAAAAAACAATTAGAACATGCTCTTAAAGAGAAACCTAAGTAAAGGATCCAACGTATTCATAACCAAGATGGATAAACTACGTAGTATTATCACAAATCCAAAATTTCAGGAGGGATTATGTAGATTGTACAGATACTCATCATCTGAATGTAGGTCAAATGATGGTAAACACACCCCAGATGTAGGTCGTATGCGGGAACGTGACCTCATCAGAACGCTTACACACTTTGGTATACAAACCAAGCAGTGTGAGAAGAAACACAGTCGGGCAGATTTTTTCGTTGATGACAATTCTGTATCAGTCAAGCACTTCACATCAAAATACAACAAGGGTTTTAAAGTGACATGGACTTCCGACAAGGATAAAGCCGATGAAGATATAACCAATTTCATACGTAATGGTTTAAACGACGATATGTTAATCGTCAAACTCGACGAGTCAAAAAACAAAGTAACCTTCTTCTTCATGCCTGTCAAGACATTGAACATGCTTGTGAGAAGACATGCGGAGTATAGAAAATTCGACCCATTAAAACTATTCTTTCTTGATCCATTCAAAGTTTTCAAAAAGAAGGGTGCCACTAATGACCGAGGTGTAGAATTTACTTCACTTTTTCTTAGAGAGTTTTACCAAAATTGTGAGTGGTCAGAATCGTTTGAAGGAAATTTTATAGGCGATCCAAAAGATGCAGATGAACGACGCGATAAAATGTTAGCTGAGATGTGCGCTTAAAGTTTTACCACGACGGTGTAATATGAAATACAAAGTATTGTCTCTATTTTCTGGTCTCGCTGGTCTAGATTTAGGATTTTCTGAACGAGTGATTGTTCATAGAGATAGTGTTGATGAAGAATTCGTAGAATCAGAAGCTCCGACAAAAGATTTTGTACATCTGAAACAATTACCTTTTACGACTGTGTTTCAAAATGACATTTTGAAGAGTGCGAAAGAGATAGCTGAGTGGAACGGGTGGGCTCATAACTACGTTTTAAAAGATATCAAGGAACTTTTGGATGGAAATTACGAGTTTCCCGAAGCAGATGTTGTTACAGGTGGATTTCCGTGTCAAGATTTTAGTCATTCGGGTAAACGTAAGGGTCTAGAGACTTCTAGGGGTACACTGTATCAATCTTTCGTAGAAGTGGTAAAGAGAGTCAAACCGACCATTTTCATCGCAGAAAATGTAAACGGGTTACTGACGATGAAAGGTAAGCCAATAGAACAAATTATTTCTGATTTCTCGGATGTGGGATACCAAGTCAAATATCAACTCATTAAATGTGAAGAGTTTGGTATTCCACAAACGAGATGGCGAGTTATTATCATGGGTGTAAAGTCCGAAAAGTCAGCTAGTCTACCCGATGATTGGAACATCATAACTAAAAATCATCGTGCATGTAAGATTGGACCGTATTTCAAACACTTGGAAGAACCCGATGTGACAGAAGATTCTGCACAGAAAGTGTACTCTAAGGCAAAGAAACTCCAAAAGGGTCAGGGACAAAAGGAAGTTGGTTTGGATGAATTCGGGCCAACTATGCGTGCAGAACATCATGGTAACATAGAGTTCAGACGCATCACTGGTGGTAAGAATGGAGAAGACGAACTTCCGCAACGACGTTTGACCGTTCGGGAAGCTAGTTTGATTCAGACATTGCCACCTGATTGTATCTTAACAGATCCAAATAAGAAACCAACCATGAAAGCTTATAAGCCCATTGGAAACGCAGTTCCACCACTTTTAGGGTATCTCATCGCCGAAAAGGTGTCTGATATTTTCAATCATCTCAAGTCAGCATCAGCCGAACTGTGAGGTTCGCCGAGATGGCAGAGGTGGCGGATAACATAAGTAGAATCTAACACACGATTCATGGATATGATGAAACATTCGGACAAGATGGCGAGTGAATCCGAGAAAAATCAACCCATTGTGGGTAAAATCTTCGCACTCAAGTTTGCACCCGAGCCAGTGAAGACACCTAGTATGTGTAGAATTTCTTAATATGAAACCTAAGTCGTTTAGAGAATTTCAATGAATGTTTAATTAAGGATGGGACTAATTTACAAAATAACATCTCCAGATGGAAAATCGTATATTGGACAAACTACAATGTCCTTTAAACAAAGAATGTGGTATCATAAACATCCATCGTCGGGATGTGTTTATATATCAAACGCTATAGCTAAACACGGTGATGAAATGATTTATGAAATCATAGAAGAGGATATTCATCGTGAAAATCTTGATGATAGGGAAATTTTTTGGATAAACCGACTGAATACAATAGCACCGAATGGGTATAATTTAACATCTGGTGGTGCAAGCTGTAAGATGTCAGAAGATACCAAGTCTAAAATGTGTGATATCAATAAGTTGAGAAAAATTGAACGTGACGGATATCTCGGGAATATTTATATAGGTAAAACTGGTTTATTTAACCCATATGTCACTTATAGAGATAAAAATGGTAGACCCATAAAACTATATCTTTCTAACGGTGGATTTAAAATAAGAGAAGATGCAATCAATGTTCTAAAGGAATATACCAGAGATACCGATAATTTCATCAAAGTTACCCCTTCTAATAAAAAAATAGGAAATGTACGTAAACAATGTTCTAAATATCAGGGTAGGTATAAAGGTATTCATGTGGGAACGTTTGAAACTGAACAAGAAGCATGGGAAGCTATTTACGAGGTTCACCGCAAATCCTTATCAGCAGTGTAGTACGTCTTCCCCTTAGTCACAAAACTATGCACCCTCGCATACCCCCACGCTTGTGGAGAAGCTCCTGGACGATGCCCAGTTCTCCACGCAGCGAGTCCCCTATTGTAGACCGTCTTGAGGGTCTTCAAAGGCACGCCAGTAGCCTTAGCAATTTCAGGGAGAGATTTGACCCCTGGGTACATCTTTCTAAACTTTTGCGTGTAGGAAGAAGTCTTTGTTTTCTGTCCCTTGTCCGTCTTGAAGTCTTTGTAGTCTCGTTTGAGCATCTTCTTGTAGCGAGTCTCCACATCTTTGAGGGTGGTGAGCCCCCTGAAGTATTTGAGGGGTGCGTAAATCTTACCTTCAGATTTACGCAGTTCCCCAACCTTCTTGGTAATCTGAGCATCGCTCAGAGGCATCTTACCTTTTGCCGAGATATTTTACAGCCGTCTTTATGTCTGGAAACAAACGATTTCCCAATTTCACACGACCTGTGTTTGGGTTGTAGTACCCTTTGTAACCATTAAAGACGGCCCTGTGTGAATCACCCATATAAAAAATAAGAGATATTTTAATACAGGATAGGATGGGTCTCTCAATTATCATGGGAAATATGTTTTCGGGTAAAACATCTGAACTTATTCGGAGGTTGAAGCGTCTGAAAGTTATCGACAAACAAATTCTCGTCGTGAATTCCGCAAAAGATACACGATCTCCAGAAGAAGTTTTGAAAACACATGATAATGTAAAATTTAAATGTTTCAAGGTGTACGATCTTTATGATCTCATGGACAAGAGTGCGTTCGAAGATGCTGAAATTATCGCCATCGACGAGGCGCAATTTTTTCCAAACCTCAAAAAGTTTGTAGAATCTTGTCTAGACATGGGAAAGGATGTCATTTTGGCGGGTCTAGATGGTGATGCGTTTCAAAGAAAATGGGGAGAACTCTTAGACTGTATTCCAATGGCCACGGAAGTTACAAAGCTATCGGCTCTGTGTATGCGTTGTGGTAACGGGAACATGGGTCCATTCACCAAGCGTACCGTGGAAAACACAGAACTTGAACTCATAGGTGGGAGTG